CCCATACACGCTAACCCTGCCCGCCAGCTGGCGAGCACTGGAGCGGCGACCTTCCGCCTCCCAAACCCGGGCAACCACCACGGCCGTAAAGACCATGGCTTCGATCGGGAATGTTAGGGCGGAACCCATCGATGCGAACTTCTCGAGCTCCACAAGGGAGCCGTTGACGTCCGCAACCCGCGTACGCGTAGCGTCGAGGAAGTCGAGGAGGTTAGGCCAGCCCCTAAACAAGGACTGGACCAGTTTCCACGATACACGATCTGAAGCTTCGCTCAAGTCGAGCGTTGCAAGATCGCCAGTCAGCGAAGCCTTTTGGGCCAGCTGCTGGTTGCGATCCTGATCGGTAAAACCGATCAGGTGGAAGAGGTCCGAGCTTTTAACGGCTCGATAGATCTCTCCCTTTAGGGCCTGCTGTGCGTACTGCACTGTGGCAGGCTCCATCGCAATAATCCTCGGACCCTTTTGGGTCTTGGGGACAGTGATCACCTTTACAGGGATCTCCTGTTCGATGGATTGGAAATCATGATCCTCCCAGGACGTAGGAACGTTCTGGGAGTACCTCCAGCGCGGGAACACCTCTTCGAGGCGTGCCGGCCAGTAGGTCAGATCCCACTTTTGGTAGGGCGTAAGCCCATCCGCGGTGGATCCTGGACCATGATTCGGAACCAGATCAAAATCACGGACCTTACGGTCCAGATCTGACAACAGTTCCGAGTACAGAGAGACGAAGGCCAGTCGGACCTTCTTAAACAGGGGGTCTTCTTCAGACCAGGTGCTCTCTCTCAGTACTTCCTCAGTCTGCTGGTAACCTTTGTACGCGGCCTTGACCCTGTGAAGGGCGGGGTCGCGCTCTACCTTCTGTGAAAGGAGGCAGATCTGACGGATAGCGTAAATAGCATCCGCAGAGGGGGTATCCAGTATGACACCAGATGGGTGGAACACAAGCGTGAGGAAACCTCGCAGAAATGCGGGGAGCCCTCGGACGTACTTGAAACCAAGCACGTCTTGACGCGGCCAGTGTCCGTCAGCTAAGCCTTTCTCAAGGGCCTTGGCGAACGCTGGGAGGGTGATTGTCAGAAACGAATCACCCTCGTGTTCCCAACGACTCGTGATGCGTTGAGCATCCCGATACGTTTCGGCTGAGCATAGTTGTCCTACATCATGCAGGACGGAGATGTGGAGAGTTAACAGGCTTTTCATGTCTCCCAACTGAGGGTAGGCATCCAGCCCAGTTACTCGCTAAGATCGGGGGCGCGAAGCCACGATCGCGAAACCTGCAAGGCTGATCGAAACCAGCACGCAGATTGCGATCACAAGCAACGCCTCCATGCCACTCATCGCTCGCCCGCCAGAACCTTCTTGAGGTTGGCGTTCGAACCGGCGGTAAGCCAGGTGATGAGTGCTGCCGCCATGGCCTCGACCTCCGCGCTCGTGTACCCCGAGGGGAACGAAGCGGAGAACGTGACCGAGGCTGCCACGCGCTGGTTGACCGCCGTGAGGGGGTCAGCAGCAATCTTCTCCTTCTGGAGAGACGTTGTGGCACGACGACGGTTGTCCTTGCCGGTGACGCGCTGCGTCCCGAAAAGGGTTACCCCGTCGGCGAGAGAAGCGTAGACGTTCGTCTCCTGACGAGCGTCGACCTTCGGCAGAGAAATTGCGGTTCCGGAAATGGTAACCGACTGCGGATCAGCGAGCACTGGGCCCTCCTTGGTTGTGTTGTGAATTGCCGCGTTTGCCAGCGGTAAGGCATGATTCAGCGTCGGGTCTTTGTGAGACCCAAAGCTAGGAGGATAGACTGTTGCCAGGTGTTAAGCCCGGCGAAGCCACCCACCTTGAACCCATAGGGGTTCGCACGCACGCGCTCTTTCCTTTCGTAGAGAGACGCGGCGGACAAAGGACCTTGAACGGTCCCGCGCCCGCTTACAGCCGTCTGGGTACGCCGCACTTTCGTGTGGCACATCCCGTAGGCGTATTGCGCGTGAACACGGTCATCGGCCAGGGACTCTGCGGTTTGCAGAGCGTCGCCTATTCTAAGGCCCCAGTCGATGAGCCAAGACCACGGAGCGAGCTCGTAAAGAACGGCAGGCGTAAGCTTGACGTTCACGAGCGAATCCAGACGAGACAGATAAGAAGAAGGGTCGTAACCCAACTTCGGGAGCAAGAAGAAGTTTCCTTCGAACCAGCTCCGTTTGTCGACCAAGATAACCTGGTCCTGTCTGAATGAATTCCAACCTCCCGGATTTCCAAAGTCCGGGTAGGCCTTCTTGACCGTCTCAAACGGCACAAAAGAAGGTGGATTACCTCCCAACGAGATTGACACGTTCGTGTCGTCTACGAAGGAGGCTTCCATTGGCGCTTCTACCTCCCGATATCTGTGCACCGGCCCATAGGGCTGGCTGATCGACTCCTGCGCACTAAGTAGCGCGCGGGCGGCGTTCTGCAGATCGCTGATGAAGGGTTTCCACCCAAACTCAACGTTCAAGTAATCGGAGCCAAGGTCCTTGAAAAAGGATACCTTTCCCTTAAGCAGGGATGACGTAAAACTCGGAAGCCCCTCACGGAGCTCACCGAAGAATTGCGCGGCATCGAAAACTTCAGATGTCGGGGCCACTCGTCCCCAAGATTGGTATGCGAACAAGTCGACGTCAGACGCCGGCATGGCGGGATCCGCAGACAGGCTAGTAGCCTGCAGTGGAGCCCACCCGTTCACATCCCAATGGTAGTAACCGGTCCGGGTAACCCGGCCCCTACCCCTCCACAACCAGGTAAACCGTTCGAGATTGAACGGGTGTCCCTTGTCAGGAGGCATTGGAGTCAGATCGAAGCCTCGGGCCCGCAGTGCGGACTCGAATTTCCGATCTCGAGACGATTCCAGGAAGTACGCGTACTTGTCAACCTGTTGGTCAACAAGTTCCACGTTCGTCAGATTGCCTTTCGGCTTTCCCGAACGGTACGTGGTAAGACGCGTCCACCGGTCAAAGTCCAAACCTCCTGCGAGGTAAGAGACGGCGCCGGTGGGTATGTAGGTCTGCTTAACAGTGGGATACACTGGCAGATCGACACTAACTTCTCTGAAGTATGGCATGGTTTTCCTATGGTTGATGTTCTTGGATAACTACCCCGCTACACTGTTGGCAGGGGAGATCGCCGAAACGGCGGGAGCACAGGCTTGTGGC